ATCCCTGTGGGAATGGTTGCACCGTTTCTCTCACCGGACAACACAGTTATGTTCGCCTTCTCCTTGTACTCCGGACACTTCAAGTGTATGTCTAGTTTGCCCATCTGTGGCATACCAAACGTACCCGTCATCTCCGTTTGTGGTTTGTGAAAAGACCCTTGTAGTATCACAGATCTGTCTTCTGCCATACTGTCGATCGCAGTCTCTTTGTCGTCGCCAGTAATTTTAACAAGATCCAAGAATCCCAGTCCATGCGTATGTTTAACGATGTCTTTTAAGATGTCTATCATAATGTTCTAATTGTATATGATATTTAGGTCTTAGTCTAGTGTTATTTCAGAACTTTTGTACACAACTGGATTTAATTTACCAGGTTTACGGAAAATTGCATAGTTGGCTCCAGGACGGAACATACCCATTTCTATTATTTCCCAACGTTGCTTCTTTAAGATTTTTTGCATGATAGTTTTGGTATTATAATTCCAATAACCACGTTTTGCATATTCAAGGTCAGCATCATAATGACAGTCAGCATATTGTATGAAACAATATCCACCTTCGATTAAAACATTCTTAATAGACTTTAGATAGTCCTTAATGTGCTGTTTTTGGAAAAATACAAATGTGTCCCAACTAAAAACAAAATTGCAAGATTCTTTTGGCACCATATCACATGACGTTTTGTCGGTTGTATAAAATCTAAGATGTTTTTGATGTAGTGGAGGAAAGCGTCTTCTTATTTTGTTTTCTACTTCCCCAAGGACATCCAGATAAAAATTACTCCTCCAGGCTCTAAAGTCTTTAGAAAACATACCATTTCCTGGCCCAATTTCTAGGCTATTGTAGATGTTTGTTCTTGCAAATTGAAAAATTTTAGTCTGAATCATGTTGTACAAGCCGTGGTCTACATTTGGTTTTTCTTTTTTCATTTCGAGATCTTTTCTGTACCAATCAAGTGTTTTATCTAACCTGTCAATCATTTCACCGTTATTGGCATCAACGGCTAATTCGATATCTTTGAGGATTTTAAGATTATCATCTAAAAGTTTTTCTAAATCTTTTTTTTTTACTTTTTCTAGTTTTTCTATTAGTAATTTGATTTCTTCAATGCTTAACATAATAGTATTTAGAATTCGAACAACTTGTTAAATGTATTACTGGTTTCAGTACTTTGCACGTCCCACCCCAACACACCTATAAGATTGTCAAGTTTTTGGTCTAATATAGTGGCTTCCATTGCTTCAGAATCAAATGGTAGTTCCTTGAACCAGTCAGGTATACGCATTTCGTCTACCGGATATGCTATGCTTGTATAACCTAAGGGATTACTTTTGAGTTTACATACAATTACTTTTGCACCATCTGTAATCGGCATACTATATTTGTCACCGTACATATCTCGGCATCTGTTCCAGTTCATACTTGCCCTGACGTGACCTGGCATGTTGGCTTTGCCTTTGGCTTCTTCGGCCGCTGTATACTTGGTCATGTTGTTTGCTCTCTTTGGAGAGCCTTTCTCCCAACCTGGTCTTGCTTTGAATTCTGCTCTAAATTCGCTGATCCTATCTAATACATCTTTCTCGTCTTTGCCTTGTAGTACCATGTATAATATTTCGCTCAAAAAGTCTTGCACAAATACCGGAGTGTCAGATCTTTTAAGATCTAGACCCATTGCCTTCATCTTGCCGTCTTTGCCTTCGGTGTCAGTTCTGTTGCCTTCTATATCATAGTACAATACAGCATATCTTTTCTTTGTAATGAACAAACCTTTTGATGCCACAAGTTCTCTACCTGCTTTGATTACATCACCTCTTGTAGTTGGAGTATGAAATGCCTTAGTCATAAATGATTTGAATGAGCCGTTTACTTCCTCTGCGATTTTATCATATAGTCCAATTACACTTTCTTTGGTCCATGGAATCAGTCCTTCGTTTATTTCTTTTTGTAGTGTCTTGAATGCTGAAAAATATACAGAGTCAGTGTCTCCGTACACAACACTCTCACCTTTATGATCATATTTGCCTGCGACAATTTCATTTACTTTGGATCCCATGTGTTTTGTTATACATCTGCCAGATAGTGTAACTGATTGTCCAATTCTTATGTCAAAGAATCTACACCCCGGGTTCAGGATAGCACCATAGAGACTGTTCAGATTAATTTTTTTCACAAGTTGTCTCTTGTCCCAGTACTCTCTTTCAATCTCGTTGTCTCCGCAGTCACGCATCTTTTGTTGCATCTCTTGTCTTTCCGCATACCAACGTTTTAACAAACCTGGAATGATCGCTTCATACTCGTATGTGAATATTGTGCCATTGGCACTCAACATCCATTTGTTGTTGCCGTCGAATACTATTTCATAAAGTTGTGCCGCACTCATACGCACACTGGTCTTGTCCTCCCAGTCCACAATTATCTCCGTGCCCTTCTCCTTGTTCATAACTGCCTGGTACTCCCAACTGCCAAACTGGCTGTCCCATGCCGCCGCAAATGATTTCTTGGCGTGTTTGGCTCTGTTGATCTCTGCCGAAGTTATCACAGGTCTTATCTGGCCAACTATGGTTTCTGGACCCATGTTCAATGCTCTAATCACACTCGGATACAGTGAGTTAATGTCAATAGATCCAATCCAGTCATGTATGCCCTTTTGTGGAGTTGCCACATAGGCACCTGCCGCTGGTTGATTCTCTTCTCCCTCTTTCTTGTATTTCCTACCTGGAACTATCATGCCACGTCTGTGTGTTTCATTTACTATGGCCTGTTCGGTTACCGCAACTGCACCCATTGTTGTTTGTAGCAACACAGTGTTTTGGTGTGCAATCTCGTTGGCAAGTTCTATGAACTTTAATTTCTTTTCAAGTTTGGCCAACAGTGCAGTATCCTGCCTGTTATATTCTATGAACAATCCAAAATCATTTTTGTACAGGTTATCCAAAGAACCTTCATACACAGTTTTCTTTTCACCCAGTTCATGTTCACCAATTGCGTCTAATCTAAAACTGTGCCTTTCCTCATATGTGTATTTCCTGTAAAGTTCTAGCAAGTCCAAGTGTACACGTCCTACCAGGTCAAAACTTAATTGCTCTCTGCCGTATTTTTCAAATACTCTCTTCTTGGGTTTTTCACCCCAGAAACAAAGCCTTCTTGTGTCATCTGAACTTAATACTTTTTGTATTCTACCAACGGTATATGGAATATCATACCCTTCTGAGTTCCAACCTGATAGTATGTCTGCATCTTCTACAAGTTGCAGGAATGCATCAAGCATGTCCTTTTCTTTCTCAAATAGCATTGTGTTGTCGAATCTCTTGGTCAATTCTTTTGCATCATCCATACTGATTGTCTTTGGTGGCACCGCAAGTGTAACCAGTTGATCCGTCCAGCTCATGTAACAACTTATGGCAGTTATGGGCATGAACGGATCATCTGTTGTGGAATAACCTCGATCCGGATCGAAGTCTACCTCGATATCAAAAAACATAACGTTCAGTTTTGGTGTCTCTTTACCTAAGTAATTTTCTTCCAAACATCTGAACACTGGATTGATATCGTGTTCATAAAGAGCCTTGTTGGACCTTATCCTTTGCTCCTTAATGAATTCTTTATGTGTGCTACAAGTAACCTTTTGTAAAGGTTCACCGGTCATGGATCTATGTTTTCCTCTTGCGTCTGGATGATAGAAAACATATCTAGCATCATACTCTACAAACACACGACCCTTCTTAGGATCACGTTCTACGACGTAAATTCTATCCTCATCTTTTTTATATAATGCGTCTATATAACTCATTGTAAGAATACCTTGTATAATCCTATTGTGTTCATTATTGTAAACCAGCCTGTAAGGCAAGCGATCCAAATCAATCTACGCCTGATTCCTGCCAGACACATGGTGCTAGACCCTAGCCAGTACAGTGGAAACACTATACTCATTATAGGCTCTGGTGATGTGAATGTCAACACCGCTGATCCGCAAACTGTCACAATTACGGAAAACAGTTCTAGGTAGAATGCTGTTGAATCCGTCTTGTAACTGTTTACCCAAAATTCTTTGAGTAATTTATACACTAAAGTTTGCCGGCTGTGTTTAGAATGCTTTCAAGCGTGTCCATGTCATCAGCGATGTTTTGGTAGTTGCCTCTGTGAGCAACTGATATCGCCTTGTTGATGAGTGCAGGTTTAAGTTCTAATTCTTCAGAAATTGCTTTGACTGTATCTTTTAGGCCTGACTTAAGGTCTTCTACTTCGCCAAGCACCTGTGATCCCTGTGATATAATTTGTATTAGTTTTTGCTTTTCAGCATCATTAAAGTTTCTTACTGCCATTTGTTTCTCCTGTGGTTATCCAACAAGTATATAACAGATCTTTGCTGAATGCAAATTATTTTTTCTTTTTGGTATTAACGTTAATTGCTTTACCACGTCTGTTGGGATTAGGATCTTTTCTTCTTTTCCTTGCCGCCGCACTTGCCCTGCCTTTTTTGCCTAATGCATATGCTTTCTTGGCAGGAAGGCATTTTGGTTTACCCTCGCCTTTGCTTTTACCGCCACATGATCCTCTTATTTTGCCACCCGGACCCATTCGCACCCATTTGTCCTTAAACCATTTCTTAAGATTTTCATTAAGTGTTTCTTTGAAAACTAGTTCGCCACAATTGATACAAAAATCAACATCTTCTTTTTTAACACAGTTGGGCACACGTTTTCCGAACATGGTTTTCATGCCCTTCTTGGTGTAGCCTTTCCAACACTTTTCTGTAATTACGTCTGTGATTCTCATTTTTTGCTTTTGTTACCCCAGTTGGCCGCACCTTTTTTACGACACTGCACTAGAGCACCAGAGGCATAGGCTGAAGGCCATACTTTGTATCTTGATTTTACTTTGTGATAGCAGGCGTCCTGTTTCTCTGCTAGTTGTTCGAATTCTTCTTCTGTAATTCCTACTACTTCGTTTATTTTCATGTTACCACTTCCTACATGACCAATATCTTGCTTTGGTCTTTGGTCCTGGATTAGCACAGTTGTGTCTTGCCCTAAATGATTTTCTTGCTTTTGGATTGCTCTTTCGAATTTTCATTGTCTTCTGTCCGGCTTTTCTTGCTGAACTTCCACCATGTCCGAAGTTTACTTTTTTAACATTGCCTGTTTTTGGATCCTTTACATACACTTTGAATTTTTTAGTGTCACCACGCATGGGTTTGTTAAGTGGTACTTTTCTACCTTGGTACTCTGCGTCAAATAATTCTGTTTCGTCTTCTGGAAAACCTAATTCACCAAACGCTTCGTAAAAATCATCATCATCCTCGAATGTCATCTCATCTGCTTCCGGGAATGGTTCGTATTCTTGTACTTCTTCTGCACCTGATTGGATCCTGTCGATCCTGCTGATTAATGTTTTGATGTCTTCCATGTTGATCGATTCTCCCATTTTCATTTGTGTTGGATCCTTTGTAAATTGTACAGTTTTATTTAATCCTCTACTACCGGCACTTGCTGGTGTTTGTACCTGTTTTCCAGCATCAACGTGTCCTTGGTCACGCAGTCTAACTGTGTCATCAACGTATTTGCCGTAGTTGTAAGGTATTTGACTCATTTAACGTATTTATTTCCACAGCACCATCTTGAAACGTTCTTTTTCTATGCCAAAAAACTTGGTCTTCCAGTCACTCTGGGCAAAGAAATCCAGATGATGCCATTCATCCTTGCGTTCAAGCATTACTTTAGCACGGTCAGACCAGTCCTGTTTTTTGAGAAGGTCTTCCATCATAGTTTTTTTCTCTGCTATTTCATCAAATTTAAAGCCATCGTATTCCCAATGAAGTAGTTCGAAAACATTGCCTTCTCTGTCACAGTAGTCGATAGAGAAATCTAGGCCCCATTTAGGTTTCATGTTGACCAGTTTATATAGATGTGGTTCCGCCTTCGCCCATGATTGAAGTTGTTCCAATGCTTCTCCGTCGAAACCTTTTCTTTCAAACATCACTGCATGGTTTATGTGTGCACCATCCTCCGGTTGGCGATCTTGGAACCATGTCTGTCTTAAAGTTATGTGTTCTCTGTCTCTGTGCTTGGTTGTGTATCGTGCATTGGCGACTGCATACATTTGCTCTAACCTTGTAAGGTCATAGCCATTTTGATCGAACAGTTCCACCGCTTCCTTTGGAGGACACGCAAAAATCGTCTTTATCCTCTCTGTCCAACAGGGTCGTGGATCGAACTGATTTTTTGTAACGTGCAGTTCCATACACGTAATTATCTATTTTTGTGGATCTAAATCGTTTGTGAATTTGTCTTCTGCAGGTGCTAATTCTACTTCTTCGCCCTCATCGAAGTCTTTGTCAAGCATAGGAACCTCGCCGTCATCATCCTTCTCGTCTGACTTGTCCTCTGCTTCATCTTCTTCATCTTTTTCTTTGGCATGTGGCTCAGATGTGTTCCTATCTGTTTGCACACCGTCTACAACTTTCTCGTCAACTTGCTCTTCTTCTGCTGGTGCCTCTGCCTCTTCGGCGTCTGCGATTATTTCAGTAGTTTCTGGAGTCTTGATAAGAATGCTTGATGATTCTTCATTGTAAACTGCTTCATTGTCTGAGATTGTGTTGTACAGTTCCACAAGAGCAGAGTCTTCTGCGTTCTTGATATATTCTGCGATATCTTTTGTGATAACTTCTCTAAATGATTTTGAGTCATGTGTCTGCTGTTCTTTTTGTTCTGTTTTAAGTTCTGCCAACTGTGCTTCTAATTCTGCAATTTTATCTAGTCTGTTTACTGCCTCTTTTACTTCCCTCTTGATAGATGTTGCAATAGATTCATCTGCATCTGATTCTTTAATGGCTTTTGTTATTACTGATTCTGCTTTTGGCTCTTCTGTAATTGATTCAACTAATTTTTCTGCTTTTGCTGACACTTTAGGTTGTTCAGTATACTCTTTGATTCCTGCTAATCTGGCAATGTCGGCCAATGAAATGTCTTTGTCGTCAAGCACTTTTGGTTCAGATCTCGCCGCTTCCATTAATGATGCTCTTTCTTCGTCTGGAGTAATATTGCTCATTGCATTCAAACGAGCAACTAGGTCTCTAAAACTTGTGTCTGCTGAATCTTTTTTTGTCATCCAAGTATTTATTATTGTGTTGTGTTTATTTAATGCGTTGCTCAAGTCTAACTGCTAGTTTTGACTCGTATGCTAGGTTTTCTGTTTGTATGAATTTGCTGTATTTCTCCTGCATACCCTTGACAAAGTTTAGATCTTTACCACTTGACAGTCTAACTTTTACTGCTGATAGATCTTTTTCGATCATGTCGGCCAATTCTGTATTGCCTTGATCCTGTGCCAGTTCTAGTGCTGTTTCCATAGCCTGCACTGCCGGTATGCTTCTGTCAATGGCATCGTTAATTGAGTTGATGCCGGCCAAGCCTGCCACAATAACTCCCGCCATTGCTAGGTTTTTTGCCCAGTCCTTGATGCCTTCTTCGAGTTCTATTGCTTCTGTTGTTTCTTGTGGTTCTTTACGGTTCTCTTTGGCAATCTCTTTTTCAACTTCGTTGACTCTCTTTTTAAGTATTCGCATCATGCCTGGTTTTGTGTCAACATCTTCTGCTCTACATTTTCTTTCAAGTATCTCATCTAGATGCTTTTGTAATATTCCTGCGTGTCTTTGCATTAAAGAACTGTCTAATTCTTCCCTGTATGGATTAAGTTTCTGATAGTCCTCGTAGTGGTATACTGCCTGTAAGTAGTCAGCCGCCAAGTTTAATTTTGTCTGAACCCAACCCTCGAGGTCATCACCTTTGTTAATCATGTCCAATAGTTCTATTGACATCTTTGCAGTCTGGTACAACTGGCTTTTGCTCATGTGTCCCTCGCCTGCGTCTTCGTCGAACTTGCCGATCTCTTCTTGGTCTGCGCCTGTTTGGTCTAGGAATTTTAAATCCTTTGCAAAGACATCGTTTTCACCTTGATCCTCACCGTATGAGATTGTGTAGATGTCTCCATCTTCATCTGGTGTGAAGTCTACTATCCTTACGATCCTGCCTGATTTAATTTCTCTTGCGTAGTCACCGATCTGTTCTCTTGATTCCGTCATGCCATTGTCATCGTAGGTGCCTGCTTTAGATCCTGCTGTGTAACCGTGTACACTTTTTACATAGTTTGATGCCAAGTCAATCTTCTTTGCCACCCAAGATTCCATCTCCTGGCTGTCGTCGATCATGTTGTGTATCTTGATAGCGTGTGAACCGATCTTCAATAGTTGGTTCAGTGCCATGCCTGCCTCGTATGTGTCCGGCTTTGGTTCCGGCTTCTGCATCATGTCTGATAGTTCGTTGAACTTCATTCTAATTGAATCCAACGTGTGTTATTTGTGGATATTCTTTCTTGAATCTCTTTGCTTCCATGTCATACATTTCAACTTCGTCGTAGTATGGATTGTCCTTGTCACTCACATTCATTCTAAGGTATTTGTCTGTTGCCTTTAGGAAATCATCGATTGGTGTTGACCCTGTGTTCTCGAAATCTGGATCCAGTCCTATTCTTGACAAAACCATTCTTGCGTTTGCGTTTGATCTGTGTGGTGTCTTGAATTCCATGCCATCTGGATACGTC